CTTGGTAGTTCATGCAAACCTCCGGCGAAGGGCAGAATCCATTTCTAACTGCACAGCTCGTCCTAAATTTGCACTTGCATAGGTTGCGAACCAGTCAAGGGGGGCCGTGCGGCTGGAGTTTGTACCTTCGGCGCCGCCGCCAGTTGCGCCACGAGCGCTAACGTTTTTACGGGGTGTGGTTACTTCCCATTTGCTGCGTCCCAGTGCAGTTTGTGGTTCGGCGGTTTTGCGGCGGGCATAGTATTGACGGTCATGTTCGACGGCGTCGATTGCTTCGAGTGCGTGGGGCGCGAAGTTTGTGATGCGAAAGACGACGCTGTCCTTAAGCAAGAAGCTCTTGGTGACTTCACGGCCTGTCAGTGTTGGAGCAACCAAGTTTTTTGGCTCGCCTGGAGTGCCGGGGCCGCGAACAGTTGTAGATGGGGTGGCGATTTGCCAAGAGTTGGAGAACTCGCCGCTCCAGCTGGGGCCTGCTTTTTGAAGTTCGCGCACGACACGCTCGGAGGCGGCGCGGGGGCCGTTGTAAACCGTGGTAGCGGCAACGCGATCCAGCTCTTTTAGGAGTTTGCCGAAATCGTTACGTGCCATTATTGGGGCCTCGCGATCAGGGTGTGCATCACCGGGCTGTCGCCTCGGTAGCTGGTGATGGCGATGATCTTGGCCTCGCGGGTAACGCTGTCTTGGGTGTACTGGATGCGGTCGGCTTCAGTGGGGTAGTAAGACCCAAGCTCGGCCGCTCCAATGATCACCTTGAGATCGGTGGTCTGGTACAGGCCCTCGGATTCGCGTGGATTGATGCGCGTGATTACAGCCTTGACCGAAACATTAGTATCTGTGCCGGTGATGGCGCCAGTGGTTGGGTTGTAGGTGCGAGGTGTGACGGTTTTGATGTACGTGATGGTCTGGCCCCAGTCGCCGAGGATGGAGGCCGGGATAGAACCGAAGGTGGTGTCGATTTGGCCCATGTCAGCCTCGGAAGGCGCGGAGTTGGAAGCCGCCGGCGCCACCGATTGTGTAAGCGCCTAAGTATGCCTGCAGCCAGGGGTAGACGTCGAAGACATTGTTGATCACGCCGTTGGCTTGGCCTTCTTTGTACTGGACGCGCAGTTCGCCAAGTTCGACTTCTTTGTACAGCTGGTCCGGGTCGTTTTGAGTGTTGGTGATGGCGTCAGTGTCGTTTGCCAGTTCACGCGCCAGTTCGTAGGTGGCGAACTTGATTTCTTTCGGGATGACGTTGCAGACCAGTTCGACGCGGTCGATCAGCCAGTTGTTGCGGGGCCACTTCAAGGCCTGGCCGTTATCGCAGCGGTCGCCGTAAAAGTTCAGGCTGTCGATCCAGCGGGTGGCGGAGATCAGGGCGCGGTTTTTCTGGTCGGTCGTTTTTGTGGTCCAGGTGGACGAGTCGGGAATTGTCTCGAAGTAGGCGTCAGCTTCGGCCAGCGTTACATAGCTGTTGGCCGATGCAGAACTCAAAGTGGCGTTAATTGTGGCTGGCACTGCACGGCGGCCGTCTTTGTTTCAGTGTAGCGGCAATGAAAAAGCCCCACCCGAAGGTGGGGCCAGTAAAGATCTGATCGAAGATCAGATGGTGCTGGTGTCTAGGGGGCTGTTGACCACGATGCGCGACAGCGGGATAAGGTCGATGTCGTAGGTGGCCTGCCAGTTGTCCTTGTCGTACAGGCTGGCGTTGGTCGGGTTGTCCGAGGCCGAGATCCACTTGGTGCCCATCACGTGGTAGGCGCTGTGGTAGTCGACCGAGAGGACGTCCTGCTTGGACAGGATGTTGCGGTCAGCTTCGATGCGGAGGTCCTGTTGGACGCCCTCAAGGATGGTGCCGCTCTTCAGCAGGTAGCAGTTGAACTCACGCTGGTCGCCGCTGTCGCCAGGAGCAACAGTGTTGACCAGGGGGTCGATGATCACGCGGCAGCCGGCAAATTCGCCGATGCTGCGGGCACCGATGCCCACGCCGCCACCGCCCCAAACAACAGCGCCGGAAGCCGCAAGGGCCGAGGTGCTAAAGGTCAGCATACCCACCTGATACAGGTAGTAGCCGACGGAGGGGTGGACAACCAGGATGTCCATTTCGTCGCCACGCTCGCCAAGGCGGGCGCGAGCTTCGGCAATGGTGGCAGCGGTCAGGAAGTTGACTTCGGTGGCACCAGAAGCGGTGCCTTTGCCCTTATACAGACCGTTGGCACCCAGAGGACCGTTGTTGGTGTCGGAAGCACCAAACAGGCCGTACAGGTGGCTGAACAGACGCTGGCTGTTCAGTTTGTTGATCGCGTCGGCAAGCTGGTTGCGGATGTGAAGCATGGGGTCTTCACCGGCCGCGAGCATTGCGACGTCGTCCACTGCATACGCAAAGCCGCGATGGCAGATGGTGGCGATCTGGGTACCTGTACCGATCTTCTGAGGGGTCAGATAGCCGGCGTTGCTGGTGCCCCAGGTGGCCGTCCCGTTCATGATCTCCTCGGTGGGAGCAGTCGGGTTAAATTCGGGGACTTGGATGCGGGTGCCGCCTTCGCGGGCATCCAGCAGAGCATTGCGCACAACGGCGCCGCTCTTGATGAAGAGCGAACGCTCTTTGATCGCCTCAGACACATAGGTGCTGAGGTTATTGCGCTTGACGATGTCCGCCAGAAGGACACCGCCGGAATAGTTCTGGAAAGGAGCAGCCATTGGGCCTCCGAAAGGTCAGGGGGTTTGCGTCCCAGTCACAGACTTGGGTGGTGGTGCCTCACTGAGGCTTAAAGACCGGCTTCCCTCTTCAGCACTGCTGCGAGTTCAGGGTCTTGGGCGGACAGCATCATCTGCTGCGTTAAGTTAATACTACCTTCCTTCCAGGGGTTGTTCATACCCGGAGCGACGGTAGAGGTGGGGTTGGGCTTGGCGCCCATTCCAGCGGCAGAGCTAGGTTTGAAGTGGTGCTCGAAGCCGGAGCCTGGGTTCTTCAGGTTGTTTAGATATGCCTGAAGGTCTTGTTCCACGCCGCCGTTGAGGACAACGACGCTGCCGCCTTCGTTTTTGCGGAGGTTGTTTTGTAACAACATCAGCATTTGCTCGGCGTTAATTGCGCCAGCTTGGCTGATAGCCGACATCGCCGCTGTGCGCATTGTTGCGGCTTCGTTAGACGTGCGAAGGTCCTCCAGTTGGCGGTGGAGTTCGGCGATCTGCGTGTCTTTTTCTTGGGCGGTTTTGTTGGCTTCCTCCCAGAGATCTTTCCACTGGCCTTGGTCTTGGAGGACCTTCTTGCGTTGGTCGTCCTGTTTTTTGTAGACCTCGTCCAGCTTTGCCTTGATGCCTTGGAAACGTTCGTCGGCTTCGGCCGCTTGGACCTTTAGGGCATTGATCTGGGACTCGTACTCAGCCTTGATGCCCGAGACATCAAGAGTGGGTTGAGCGGTGTCGGCTCCAGCCACAGGCTGGGGTTCAGGCGCCACGGGCGTCTGGATGACTTGCTCTTCCATGCGTTAGAACTCGGGGGTTTCGGTAGTGGGTTCGACGAAAACAGGCTCGCTGATGGCCTTTTTCGGGGCCCGGCGAGCGGGTTTTTCGGGTTCAGGCTTTGCAGCCCGCGCAGCTTCGTCCATCTCGACCATTTCCCAGCGGAAACTGCCGTCCGGTTGCTGCACGTAATCCAGGCTCTTCACCAGCGGACTGTAAATAGTGCAGTTCTAGTCTACAACAAAAGAAGATTAGGAATTGGTTTCAGTGTCGTCGACCTCTTCCTCGGTGGTTTCCTCTTCCAGTGATTCAGCGGGTTCGGTCGCTTCGCTGTCCGTGTCCATCGAAATGCCAGCAGACAGGATTTCGCCTTGGCGCAGGATGTCGCGGAATTCTTCGCGGTCGATAACCTGCTGTGCGAACAGCGCTGTGAGTGCTGTGATGTCTTGGCCGATCAGGCGGTCGATGTCGAAGTCGCGGCTCACATAGACCTGAGGTGGCTCCAGCTGGAGGTAATCGGCGGCCAGGTTGAAGGCGCCTTGCAGCGTTTGCTGTAGGTCCATCGAGACCATCGACAGCATCGAGTTGGTGTCGACGCGGTCCAGGCGGCGGGCGTCGGCAGATTCGGCGACAAACTTTTGCTGGCTCAGAGTGCTGATGCCCAGCGTCGCCATCTGCATCTGCAGTTCTTTTATTTCGTTTGACTGGGCCTCGAAAGCGCTAGACGCAGGCTCCACGTAATAAGCCTTGTTACCGGGCTGCATCGCCAACGCATAGTTAACGCTAATGGCAAGGTCCTTGGTCTGGTCGTCCCAGCCTTCGAGGACAAGCATGGGTTGGCTGGCGACATGCAGGCTGTGGATCAGGTCGGCTTGGCGTTGGAAATGGGCCAGGTTTAGGTAGGCGATGTCCAGTAGTGGGGGTTTGCTGACCAGCGTGTCGGTCTTGTTCGAGTAAAGGGTTACGAGGGGGATTTCGCCCAAACTGTAAGCGCCAGTTTCAACTAGCTCGTAGTTGCCGCCCGTAGGGCCTGTTACGTCAAACGAGTTGGGGTACGGCATTTGGCCGTACATGTCCTTGCGGCTCTCCAGTTGGCGGTAGATCTCGTAGCGGCCTGGCTCGATGACGCGGATCTGGTCGTACACTTTTTCGCCGAAGCGGCCGTCGGGGACGATCGCTTTTTCCGCAATGCGGACCTGGATCAACTTGCCGTAGTTGACCTCGCGATCCAAGCGCCAGCCGTACACATTCTGCGGGTCGACCTCGATCCAGTACGGGCGGCGGTTCAGGGCACGTTCTTCCGCCAAGCTGCGGGCGCCAGTTGGGGCTGGGAAATCGACCAGTGTGTGGCAGTGGCCGTAGGTAAGGGCGCAGATCAGTAGGCGGCGGGCATACTCGTCCAGGTCCGAGCCGCAACCGTCGACGTCCTTGGCGAAGATTTCGCTCCAGTAGGGGTCGCCTTCGAGGACGATCGGTTTGCGTAGGATCAGGCCGGCAGCGGCGCGGACCAGTCGTTGGGTGAAGGGTGAGAAGACGGCGCGGTTGACGCGGGCCAAGTAGGCCGTGTAATCCTCGCGGGGTTCTAGGGGGAGGAAGGTTTCGCTGTTTTCGCGCAGGTATTCGGTGCCGAGGCTGACCGCTTTCATGATTTCCCAGCCGCGCATCATGTCCAGCACGGCGCGGGTGCGCGTGAAGGGTGAGTCAGTCGGGCCTTCGAAGGTCGAACTGACAAGATGGGTGCGGATTTGGCCGGGAACTGCGTAGGTCATCGGGTCACCATTTCACCTTATCGGCCCAGTAGGCGGCGGACATTTTGCCTTTCTTTATGTTAGAGGCATGACGCGCTTTGAACGATGCCCTTCTGGCCTTCGCTGCTTCTGTTTCTCCTGTTTTTGGTGGTGAGCCAGTTACGCCCTGTTGGCCGAAACGGATAAGTTTTACTTTGTCGCCGTCTTTTGCGAGGACAACGTGTGATTTTTCGGGGTGATTGGGGGTGCGTTTGGGTTTGTTATAACCCTCGAAGCGTTCGCCGCGATATTCAATCATCGTCTTCGGGCTCCTCGTCGTCGGGATCGGGAAGGGGCACCAGCACTTCGATTCCGTGGGCGAGCATTGTGATAAATCCGCCCAGAGTTTCGGGTATTGATGGTGTTTTGAAGGCGAATGTGGCGTGAGTGAGGTTGTCTTCCGCGTCGATTTCGATGTGGATGCAGCCGCCGTTAATGGTTTGGATTGCCATTAGCCGTGGTACGCAACTGCGATGTATGGGGTTACGTCGGGAGTACCAGAGTCGACTTGCGAGATGCGTAGTCTGACTTTGGCTGCGGGTTTGCCGTCGTAGAAGTAAACGTAGGCTCCAGCGGAGTTGATGGTTTTAGCAGTTTCGATGGTGAACCAGTTGCCGTTGAAGCTGCACTCGATGGCGAGTTTGAAGTTGGCGGAGCCGACCACGGTGGCAGCCATGCTGTAGCTGCCCGAGTGAGCAGGGATCTCGAACCAGTCGTCGAGGGCGGTGAGTTTGGCGCCGGTGTATTCGACGATGTTTGTGTGGCGGTCGATGGCGGTAATA